GCATATGGTACATTATGGTATGATACAAACATTGATTCAGCAGACATTTTAGAACATAATGGAACAACTTGGAGAGGTTATGTAGATGTTAACTCAACATCTGATCCAAATGGCCCACAATTTTCAGCAACAGCACCAACTACGCAATCAGATGGTACTCCGCTTGTTAACAAAGACTTATGGGTTGATACAAGTGATTTAGAAAACTATCCAAAACTTTACAAATATAATACTACAGCAACATTAAGTTCAACTAACACAGCAAACCAGGTAGCAGTTACTACAACTGGTGCGGCTTGGGAATTAGTTGACAAAGCAGACCAAACAACAGAAGACGGTATTTTATTTGCAGATGCAAGATGGCAAATATCAACAGAAAAAGGAGCGGATGGAAACACACAAGCTGGTTCGGCAAGTTCAATTAAAGATCTTTTAAGTGATAACTTCTTAGATCCAGATGCACCAGATCCAACAAACTACCCACAAGGTATGTTGTTATGGAACACTAGACGTTCTGGATACAATGTTAAAGAATACAATAACAGTTATATTACAACAGCAAAATATCCAAGTTCAGGATCAGCTGGCCTTGGTAACATTAGATACAGCAACGAATCAGTTGCAGGTTACTATCCAGACAGATGGGTTACTAAATCAGGTAACAATGCTGATGGTTCAGGAACTTTTGGAAGAAAAGCACAAAGAAAAACTGTTGTACAACAATTAAAATCTGAGATAGACACTAACCAAGCAATAAGAGAAGACCAACGAGGTTTTAACGTAATTGCTTGTCCGGGTTATTCAGAAGTTATTGCTAATATGATTAGTTTAAATACTGATAGAAATAATACAGCATTTATAATTGGTGATTCACCATTTAGATTAGTTGGTACAGCAACAGCAATCCAAGATTGGGCAAATAACTCAGCGGCGGCATCTGATAACGGTGAAGACGGATTAGTAAGTGCAAGTGATTATCTAGGCGTATTTTATCCATCAGGACAAACAACTGACAATTCAGGTGCAACAATTATTGTTCCACCAAGTCACATGATGTTAAGAACACTAGCAAATAATGACAACGTGGCATATCCATGGTTTGCACCAGCTGGTACAAGACGTGGTGTTGTAGACAATGCAACAGCAGTTGGTTATATTGACACAAGTGAAGGTGAATTCAAAACAATATCTGTAACAGAATCAGTGAGAGATACGATGCATACAGTTAAAATTAATCCAATTACTTTCTTCTCAGGTGCAGGAATTGTTAACTTTGGTAACTTAACTAAAGTATCAGGAACTTCGGCATTAGATAGAATCAATGTTTCAAGACTAGCAGTCTACTTAAGAACACAATTAGATGCAGTTGCTAAACCATTTATTTTTGAACCAAACGATGAACTAACAAGAAACGAAATTAAACAAGCAATTGAATCGTTTTTGTTAGAACTAGTTGGACAAAGAGCATTATATGACTTCTTAGTAGTTTGTGATGATACAAACAACACACCTACTAGAATAGACAGAAATGAACTGTATGTGGATATAGCAGTTGAACCAGTTAAATCGGTTGAATTCATTTACATACCGTTAAGAATTAAAAATACAGGAGAAATAGCAAAATTAGGGAACTAATTTTTGGATAAATAGGAGAAACACATGGCAATATCAACATTATCAAAATTTACAGTACCTTTAGCAAACGATCAAAGTTCAGCATCACAAGGCTTATTGATGCCAAAACTACAATATCGTTTTAGAGCAATCCTTGAAAATTTTGGAGTATCAACACCAAGATCAGAATTAACAAAACAAGTAATGGATATTACAAGACCAAACTTAACGTTTGATCAAGTAACATTAGATGTTTACAACTCAAGAGTATATGTTGCAGGTAAACATACTTGGGAACCAATTACAGTCACTTTAAGAGATGACGTTAACAACTCAGTTACTAAACTAGTTGGTGAACAGATTCAAAAACAATTCGATTTCTTTGAACAAGCATCAGCGGCATCGGGTATTGATTACAAATTTGTTGCAAGAATTGAAATGCTTGACGGTGGTAACGGAGCAAGTGCACCAAATGTATTAGAAACATTTGAATTATATGGTGCATATGTTGAAAACGTTAACTACAACACACTAGCATACAACGTATCAGAACCATCAACTATCACTATGTTAATAAGATATGATAACTGTATACAAACACCACAAGGTACAGGAATTGGTACAGCAGTAGCAAGAACTATTGGTACATTAAGTACAGGCGGTGGTTAATCAAATTTAGAGTAACATTTATAATACAGGAAAAGCGTCTTTATAGGCGCTTTTTTTGTGGCTATAAATAACAGTATGCCAAAGATTAACCATTACTTACAAGCGTTCCAAAACAACCTACCAGGAATGAAAGACTTTAGACACGCATCACGATTATACCTAGATGACAATTATAAGTTGATGCCAAAACAGAAATTTCTGTTTCATGTGGTTTTCAACTTAGATGAAGAACTCCACATTACAAAATTTGCATCCAATGAAAGACATGAACTTAATATGCTGGTCAAGTCTTGTGATCTTCCGAGATACGGAATGAACCTGGAAGAAAAAATTCAATACAATAAAAAAATGTATTTGGCCACACGTATACAATATGAACCAGTAAACATAGTTTTTCACGACGATCATGCAGACACAGTAAACGCTTTTTGGAAAAAATATTATGAATATTATATTGCAGATTCTGTTTCTGTAAATTCTGACTTACAAATATCAAATCAAAAAGACAGTTATTATGATTCTAAAGAAAATTATACTAATACAAAATATGGTTTAGATACACCAGTACAAAGAAAAAAACCTTTTCTTAAAGGCATTGAAATTTTTGTATTGCACAAACAAAGATTTACATCAATGACTCTTGTAAACCCTGTAATTGGCTCTTTTGCTCACGACAATTTAGATCAAGCAGATGGTGCTGGTATATTATCAAACACAATGCAAATTTTTTATGAAACTGTAGTATACAAATCAGGAATTATTAATAAAAATAACGTGCCAGGTTTTGCAACAATACATTACGATCATGAACCGTCTCCATTGACTGTATTAGGTGGCGGAACAAATAGTATTTTTGGTCCAGGGGGTGTTGTTGATGGTATAGGCTCAGTAATTGGAAATATACAAAGTGGAAATATTCTAGGTGCAATATTAGGTGCATCAAACACATACAACAATGCTAAAAAAATGAAGAAAAGAGATGTTAAAGCAGAGCTAAAAGGTATTGCAAAAAAAGGTATTTTAGAAGTTGGCAAACAAGCAGGTACAATTTCAAATCCAGTTGGAGCATTTTCCATAGGAGCGGCTGTAGCAGGTGGTGTTACAATAGCAACTGCTAAAGGTATTGTTGATAATAAAAAAAGACAAAATAGCACTGCCTTATCAAATACTTCAACAAATACAAAAGATTTCCTTAATGCAGACGAATCATACAATCTTATTACAACAAATAATAATATTTTAAATGAAATAGCGGCAGGCATATATTATAAAGATATTGGGTCTAGAAAAGGACTAACCATTGCTGAATCTAACATTGAATATAATGCCTCACCAGACACAACTAAAACAGTTTACAGAAACAAAGCAATTACTGATATAAGAAAACTTGTTACTGAAGGGTATATAAAAATTAGCAGAGAAACACAAAACGTAAGCATAGTAACTGAAAAGGCAGGATTATAATGGCAGAATTTTATACAAACTTACCACCAAAAGAAAAAGATAATTTAGATAAAACAATTGAAAAACTGACAACAACAAATTATCAAGAAGAATATCAATTCAATGTTGGTGAATATGATGCAACTATAGCTTTTTTTGTTAAAAGAGGCTTTCAGCGAACTGCGGCAGAATCAACTGCTTATGTAATTTTATCTCAAGCAAAAATTGATAGTATAAAACCACAAGAAATACTTGACAAATTAACTTATGCATCAGAGGCTCAACTTTCCGAATTAATAACCATTGTACTAAACGCAAATAGATACAAATCCAGTAGGTTAGGTGTGAGACAAACTCTTACTACAAAGGAAACTGTGTCTAGAAATATAATAGACTAATGTTACCAAGATTCGCTAAAGGAAAATATCATCCTAAAAACCAAGAAAAATATGTTGGATTAAAAACACCAACATACAGATCAAGTTGGGAACACTCTTTTATGAGATTGTGCGATGAACATCCTAACGTGTACAAGTGGGCAAGTGAGTCAATTAAAATACCTTATAGACATCCTTTCACAGGAAAATATACAATTTACGTTCCTGATTTTTTTGTTGTTTATAATGATAAAAATGGACGTAAACATGCAGAACTAATTGAAGTAAAACCTATGTCACAAATTACTATGGAAATGGCAGGAAAAAGTATGGGTAAGAAAAAACAAGTAATTCTAAATCAAGCAAAGTGGGAAGCGGCAAACGCCTATGCAAAACAAAATAAAATTAGATTTAGAGTGGTATCAGAAGAACAATTATTTCATAACGGTAAACGTAAGTAAATAAAACAATGACAAAGAAATTAGAAGAAATTTTAAATTTACCAAATGTCAAAAAAACGTTTGATCAAGTAGATAAAAAAGAACAAGAAAAAATAACTAAAGAAACTACAAACGGTGTTTCAACTAAAAATTTAGATCCACAAACTGCAAAAAATTTAGAAAAAACATATGCTGAATTTGATAAAATTGCGGCTTCGTTACCCCAAGTAAAAGGCCTTGGAGATTTATCAGATTTAGAGTTAGATAAACTGGCTATTGAAGCTGAAGAAAGTTATAAAACTTTAATGGACTTAGGTATGAACGTAGATTCACGTTATTCTGGGCGTATTTTTGAAGTTGCAAGTACTATGTTACGTAATGCCATAGATGCCAAAGGCTCTAAAATAGACAAAAAACTTAAAATGGTGGAATTACAACTTAAGAAGCTTAAAATAGATAAAACAGGCAAAGATGACCTAGGACCTGTTGAAGAAAGTGACGGTTTTGTGATATCAGACCGTAATGAGTTAATGAAGAAGTTACTTAAAAAAGACTAAATATTGCATATGAGCACATTTACAAAGTATCTTACTGAAGCGGCTAAATCATATGACTACAAAATTAAGGTAGCAGGCGATATTGACAAAGATTTTGCAACACGTATGGAAACGTGTCTTCAAAAATTTGAAGTTGCTAAAATGTCAGCTGGCAAGAAAACGCCAATACAATCACTTCCATTAGATTTTCCAGCATTAAGTAATGAATCTGTAACAATATTTGATGTAACAACAGGCTACCCATCAGCAGTTAGAGAAATGCAAGAATATCTAGCAGATTATATGAACATTTCTCCAGCAATGATTGTTGTAAGAAAGCCAGGTGAACCAACAGAAGAATATCAAGAGCAAATGGCAGTTGCAGGTAAATCAGAATACAAAAACAAACTACAAGATATTGAATATAAAGATGCACCTGAAGTAAATGCAGAAGATTTTCATTCTACGAATGCAAACATGAGTTTGTTAAAAGAATTATTAAAAGACAGAGAAGCAGAACCGCATAAAATAGATGGTGGTAAAGCCGCTGATGATATAAAAGGCGTAACAACTAAAGATGATGCACCGGCAGATTCACCTTTAACAAAATCTACTAATCCACATCCAGACCCAAAGAGGAAATAACATTATGGAAATGATTGACGTAATCCAAAAAGCAAAATTAATTTCAGAAGGTGGTATATCAGACATACACATTGGTGCACAAGAAGTTGTAGGTGATTATGTTACAGATGATGGCAACTTAAAAATGCCAAAAGAAGATGTATTAAAAGCAATGGATATGGAAATGGCAAAAGCGCCTTTTCCAAAATCATACGAAATTGAAACTGCTATGCAAATAGTTAATGATAAATTTGACGATGACGGTTCTGCTAAAGACGAAATGCCAGAGCCTGATGAAGTTCCACATGATGTAGATACACAAATGAATATGGACGCACCAGCACAAGCAACCAACCCAAACATAGATGAAAAAACAATTGGCCAAGGACTACCTATAGGAACCAAAGCATTTTTAAATATGGGTTCAAAATTAGATATTAATTTTAGTAGAGACCAAGCATATATGGTGTCTGGTGTTTTAAACAGATTAGACCAAGATGCTTTATTAAAAGCAGTAGATGAATATAAATCACAGGAATTAGATCCAGACCAAGCCGAATCAAACGAACTAAATACAGAAGCAATGACAACAGAAGATAAAAAACCAGTAAACGAAAGTAAAAAACCAGTTAAAGAAGCAATAACAATGACTGCTGATTCCCCAGAAGAAGCAGGTATGTTAATGCAAATGTTAAAATTAGCAGGTGTACAACAAGTAACACCTGATATGATTGGTGCTGAAGAACCAACAGCAGATAACGATGCAGATCACGATCACGATGGTGATGGACAACAAGACCATGCACCACAAGATTGTAACGTTTGTGCTGGCGACGACGAAGTTGGTTCAAATGCAATGGCTAAAATGAGAGGCGTTGTTACTGCACCAGATGAAGAAAAAGCAGAAGAAACTTTTGCAAACGAACCAGAAGAAAAAGTATCAGATGTTGACACACTAGTTAATGTTCATTCAGGTGGTTTAAACAAACAAAAACAACAAGTAAGGAAAGAATATCCAGGTGACAATCCACTTGCTAGTAAGTACGAAACAGTAGAAGATAAAATTAGCGAAGAGGATTTAACCAATAGCTTAAGAAATCAATACGAAGGCTGGAAAAAATCATATAAAGAAGCGGCAAAAGTTGCTGAAGCAAAAGCAAAACCAGACTTTTTAGATATGGATAAAGATGGCGATAAAAAAGAACCAATGAAAAAAGCAATCGCTGACAAAAAATAAAAACAATCAAAAAATATGAGTATAAACGGTAAAGTAAAATGGTTTAACGAAACTAAAGGTTTTGGTTTTATCGCTAGAGACGACAAAGAAAAAGATGTATTTGTTCATATATCAGCAGTTAGATTAGCTGGTATGAACGGCCTAAAAGAAGGTCAAAAAATAACATTTGATGTTGATGTAGCGGCAAAAGGTCCTTGTGCAGTTAACCTAACAAATCTAGATATAAACAGTTAGTTTTCTTAACATATTAATAGTATTAAATAGTGTTACTATGGCGTATGTATCATTAGATTCAGAGCAAATTAAACGTGCTCATAAGAAACACAAATATACTAAAGAACAAGTTTTACAACTTGAGAAGTGTATGGATCCTAAAACAGGACCGTTGTTTTTCATGGAAACATTTATGAGAATACAACATCCAACTAAAGGAGAAATGGCATTTCATCCTTATCCTTTTCAAAAAAGATTAATTGAATCATATAATTCACACAGATTTTCTGTATCAATGCTACCACGACAAACAGGTAAAACAACTTGCGCCGCTGGATACATTATATGGTATGCTATGTTTCATCCAGATTCATCAATATTAATTGCGGCACACAAATACGCAGGTGCATCTGATATTATGTCACGTGTAAGATTTGCATATGAAATGTTGCCAGCATGGATTAAAGCAGGTGTAACACAATATAATAGAAACTCTATAGAATTTGATAATGGCTCAAAAATAATGGCAACTACTACAACTGAAAATACTGGACGGGGTATGTCCTTAACAATGATATATTGTGATGAGTTTGCTTTCGTGCAACCGCCTGATAAAGCAAAAGAGTTTTGGACTTCACTATCTCCTACACTATCAACTGGAGGTAAATGTATGATTACATCAACTCCAAATAGTGACGAAGATCAATTTGCGTTAATTTGGAAGGAAGCAAATAAAAAATTTGACGAATATGGCAATGATCAAATTGTAGGAACTAACGGTTTCTACGCCATGAAAGCTCACTGGTCAGAACACCCTGACAGAGATGACGAATGGGCAAATACAGAAAAAGCTAGAATAGGTGAAGAAAGATTTAGACGGGAACACGAATGTGAATTTATAATATTTGATGAAACATTAATTAACTCTATAGCATTGGCAGAAATGGAAGGTATATTGCCAATAGAAAAAACAGGACAAGTACGTTGGTTTAAAAGGCCTACACCTGGTATGACATACATGACCTCATTAGATCCTGCTATGGGTACAGGAGGAGATTATGCGGCTATACAAGTGTTTGAATTACCTACATTTGATCAAGTAGCAGAATGGCAACATAATACAACACCAATGAACCAACAAGTTAGAATATTACAAGGAATTAATAAGCATATCCACGATACTATAATAGAAAAAGATTCGACTGCAACACCACAAATATTTTATTCAATGGAAAACAATACTATTGGTGAAGCGGCATTAATGAGAGTAATGGATATTGGTGAAGAAAACATTATGGGTATGTTTTTATCAGAACCTATAAGAAAGGGACATAGAAGAAAATTTAGAAGAGGTTTTAATACTACTGCTAAATTTAAAATTGATGCTTGTACTAAATTTAAAGAACTTGTTGAAAGTGGCAAAATGAAAATTTGTTCGAAATTATTAATATCTGAGTTAAAAGACTTTGTTGCAACTGGTATGAGTTATAAGGCAAAACCAGGACAACATGACGATCTAGTTAGTGCTTGTTTATTAATGACACGTATGATGAAAGTATTGGCAGATTTTGATCCTAAAATTTTTGAAAAATGGACAGATAGAACATCGGAATGGACAGCGCCTATGCCTATATTTGCAAACTTATACGGATAAGAATACTATAAATATACTATATGAACCCAAAAACGTCACAAGATTTGTTTAACAAGATTAGATCACAATTTTCAAACGTACAAATAGGAGATGAAAATGGTGTTCCTACTGCTGATCCTGCTTTAGCCACATTTTTTGAATTTGAATTTAAAGAAGATGCTGATACATATGGAGCAGTAAGCGTATCGTTGGCAGACGGTGAGAATATGAAAGTATTTTACAACCGTAATTTAGTAGACAAAATTGACGAAGATAGCAGAGACGAATGGTATGCGTTTTTAAAAGAACTAAAAGACTTTGCTGTGGAGCATCAACTTACATTTGATGTAAGAGATATTACTAAATCGAACTTAACGAAGCAAGATTATCAAAATATCGCAGATACGAACAAAACGGTAAATACTGATGAAATGTCGGAAGAACTAAACAGAATTACAAAATTAGCAGGTGTTGATGTCAAAGAAAGTTTAACAGGAACAGCAAGAAGATCATACGAAGACTTAGAAAAAACAAGATTAATAGTTAGACACTCAGGCAAAGTAGATGAAGAAATCCCTGGCTCTAGATCAAGACATATTGAATCATTATACATTGAAAACGAAGACGGTGAAAGATTTAAGTATCCATTAACACACCTAGCAGGTGCAAGAGCTATGCAAAGACACGTTGCTAACGGTGGAAGACCACATGATGAATTTGGCGAACACATTGTTAAAACATCAGAAGATATTGCAAAATTAAATTCATTTTCAAGATACGTTTCTCATAAAGATCAATTAAACGATAATGCAGGTGATATTATAGAAAAAACAAAATTACAATTAGAAAATTTAAGAGAGTATATACGAAACATATCAAAACAACCTCATTACGAAGCGGCATCTAAAGACTTTAAAACATCAGAAGAAATTGTTTTAGACGACGAAACTATTGCTAAATTAAGAGAAAAATTTACAATGAAAAATTTAGACAACAGAGTTGAAGATGCACTTCCGCTTATTAACAAAATTATGAGTGAACTAGAAGCACCTAAAGAAGACGACGGTGATGAAAGAGCAATCGCGGCAATGAAAGTTGCTAGAGACGAAGGCGGTAAAGAAGGTTTTGAATACCCTGAAGATGGCACGTATGGATACAAAGCAGAACGTGGATCAGGCGATGGGCCAATGGGCACTACCACTAACATAACACTTCACAACAGAGAAACTAATGAAGTTATGCACATTAAAGACTTGAGTTACTTAGAATTTTCAATGGAAACTAAACAAGAAACACTTGCAATGATTTGGGATGAAAACAAAGACCAAATCACTAAAGAAGAACCAGTAACAGAAGATAGCAACAGAGACGATCTTGAAAAGGCATATATGCTGGCAGTAAGGTGGCATGAAGGTCCTGGCGAAGATGAAGGACAAGGAGACGGAAATTATGCTGAAGACTTGAGCGGTATATTAGAGGATTATTATGAAAAAACAGGACAAAAACCAGACCATGAGCAAATAGAAAGAATTATAAACAAGATTGATGCAAACACACAACATTATGCTGACATTTTACAAGCAGAAGGCATCAATGGAAAAATTTGGTTAGAACTTGCAAAAAAACATTATGGCGGAGCATTAGGAATGAAAATCAACGAACCTATAACATATCCTGAATCTGAAAATGTAACAGAATTAGATCCAGGTGACGAACCAATTGATGCTCCAGTTGAGCCAGCAGTTGACCACGCAATGATTGTTAAACAGTTTTTAGCAAATCCAGACAGCAAAATAATGCTTAACAAAAATATGCCTGATGAGAAAAAATTTAACGTTCCAAAAGCGTCACCAGAAGATGCAAGAATTATGACAACACTTTCAGATATTGCGTCTAGAATGCTAACAAAAACTCCCGACGAGGACAGAGTAGCAAACTTTGCTTCTAGAGTAGCAGATCAAATGAGCAAAACTGGAATGCCTTTTGATCCTGAAGATCCAGATGCTAATAAAAATAGAGATATTGCTAAAGCATTAGTAGCAAAATACGACAAAGCTTCTGAAGAAATTGATCCAGCAGAATTTAATCCTAAAAAAGATATTAAAGGCAAACCAAAAGGTGAAACAGCAGAATTTGAAGATTGGGTTGACGATACAATTAATCCCAAAGAAAGTATGTCAGATATGCAAGATGACAGAGCACAGGTGGCTCAAGATATGTGGAACGACAGTAAAGATTTACAAGCACAATTTAAAACTTGGCAAGAGTACATGGATTCAGAAGACTTTGAAGAATATGTAAGTCATATAATGAGCAAATATGATTGGGAATCTGCTGAAGGAACAAAATTTGAAGATATTAAACCTTTTATTGAACAACATTTAAAAGAAGGTGGTGACAAAACTACTGCAATTAAAACTGCAATTGAAAATTTTAATGCAGATAAATTAAAAGAATCTAGAACTAGCATAGTAGAATCAATTAAAGCCAAAGCAGAAGACCACTCACAAAACATCGCAGGCATTGAAGGCGAAGTTGAAAGAATATCTCAACTAGCAAATTACCAACAATAACACTTTTCCAATAATAGTAGTAGACAATAGATAAATATAGTTGTATATTATGTACTATATGTCTAATATACATTTAGGCAAACAACAAACATAGGCACACAAGGAGGCTTACATTATGGCTACATTGGCTGAAATAAGAGCGAAGTTAAAATCTCAAGAAGTGAATCGCTCCACTTCATCAACAGGCGGAGACAACGCCATCTATCCACACTGGAATATAAACGAAGGCTCAGAAGCAGTCGTTAGATTCTTACCCGACAAAGATCAAGGTAATACTTTTTTCTGGACAGAGAGAAACATGATCAAACTACCTTTTGCAGGTATTAAAGGTCAAACTGACTCTCGACCAATCCAGGTACAAGTACCGTGTATGGAGATGTACGGCAAAACTTGTCCAGTACTAACTGAAGTTAGACCATGGTTTAGAGATAAAAGCATGGAAGACATGGGCAGAAAATATTGGAAAAAGAAAAGTTATATTTTCCAAGGTTTTGTTGTAACTAATCCGTTAAACGAAGATACAGTACCAGAGAATCCAGTTAGAAGATTTATTATTGGACCTCAAATTTTTAACATTATTAGATCGGCATTACTTGATCCAGAAATGGAAGAGTTACCAACTGATTATGTAAAAGGTGTTGACTTTAGAATTAATAAAACAACTAAAGGTGGATACGCTGACTACTCAACATCAAAATGGTCAAGAAGAGAACGTGCTCTAGACGAAACGGAAAGAGCAAATATTGATAAATTTGGCTTACATAATTTATCAGACTATAGACCAAAAGAACCATCAGATGCAGAAGTTAAAATAATTAAGGAATTATTTGAAAAATCTGTTGAAGGAGAATCTTATGATCTTGAGAAGTATGGGCAATATTATAGACCTGCAGGCATAGGTGCTAGACAAGTGTCTGTACCGACAGCAAGTAGACCTGTACCAGTTGAAAAGACTGCTAATCCAGTAAATGCTGAAGTAAAAGAAACTGCTCCAGCAACACAACCGGCGCCAACAGCACAACCAAGTGGAGATAGTGCTAAAAGAGCAGAGGACATCTTGAAGTTGATTAGATCAAGACAAGCAAAATAATCTGACATTACCAAGGCCTTATTACTGTTGACAGTTAAGGCCTTGTGTATTATAATAAGGATATTATGAAAACAGAAATTAAAAAAATTATAGATTGGATATTATATAAACAAGTACCCGCTTGGGTATTAATTGTATTGGTTATTCTTTGGATTTTGTTATAAAAAATGACAAAACCATTTGACGTAACAAAATTTAGAAAAAGTATTACTAAATCAATTCAAGGACTTGGCATAGGATTTAGTGATCCCACTGACTGGATTTCTACAGGAAATTATGCGTTAAATTATTTAATAAGTGGTGACTTTAACAAAGGTGTTCCACTAGGCAAAGTAACTGTACTTGCAGGTGAGTCTGGTTCAGGTAAATCATTTGTAGCATCGGGCAATTTAGTACGTAATGCACAAGAACAAGGCATCTATGTAATACTAATTGACTCTGAAAATGCATTAGATCAATCATGGCTTGAAGCACTTGGCGTAGATACTGACGAAAAAAAACTTTTAAAATTAAGTTTGTCTATGGTAGACGATGTTGCAAGAACAGTTTCAGACTTTATGAAAGGTTATAAAGATGAACATGCCGACGATAAAGAAAACGCACCTAAAGTATTAATTGTAATTGATAGTTTGGGTATGTTATTAACACCAACAGATGTTGATCAGTTTGAAAAAGGTGAAATGAAAGGTGACCTAGGTAGAAAACCTAAAGCCTTAACAGCACTTGTAAGAAACTGTGTTAATATGTTTGGCTCTTGGAACGTTGGCCTTATAGCAACTAATCACACATACGCATCACAAGATATGTTTAATCCTGATGATAAAATATCAGGAGGACAAGGTTTTATATATGCATCAAGTATTGTAATTGCAATGAAAAAATTAAAATTAAAAGAAGACGAAAAAGGTAACAAAATTACTGACGTTAGAGGTATTAGAGCGGCTTGTAAAGTAATGAAAACAAGATTTGCAAAACCATTTGAATCAGTACAAGTGAAAATCCCATGGGATACAGGTATGGATCCTTATAGCGGATTAGTAGACTTATTTGAGAAAAAAGGTATATTAGTACAAACAGGAAATAGGTTAAAATACGTAGATAGTGCTAAGAAAGAGCATATTGAGTTCAGAAAAGCCTGGGTCGGAGATAAATTAATGCTGTTGATGAAAGATTTTGATAAATTATCAACAACAACCGAACCCAAGGAAAAAAACAATGTCTGACATGACTCACGAAAATATTGAACGCATATGGAACTCACTACTACATTATCTACCAGAAAGAACTAAATCAGACGCGGCAATTGACTTTGTAAAAAGTTTAGAAGATATAGGTGTTGATGAAGATGAAATTAAAGCATCTGCAGAATATGACCTTAAACTAGAACAAGCAATTAATACTGTGTTTGAGGACCAAGAAGATGATGATTATAATAGTGAGGAATAATGAATTGGTATAACGAAGTAAGTAGAAATTTAGATAAAATCCCCGATTGTATCAATTATTTTGATACAGAATTATTACAAGCAAAAAAAGAAATTAAAATATTTGGTAGTCTTGAGAAAGCAAGTGCTTCTTTACCAGGTATTGTTGAGCAAAGATTTTCACAATTACAACAACTTGAAGCAATATTAGAGTATCTTAATATAGAATTAAGACGTATAAGATCAAAAGCATTTATAAAATACTTTGAACATTACAATAGAGCATTGAATAGTAGAGAAGCCGAAAAATATGTTGACGGTGAAACAGAAGTAATTGATTATCAAAAACTTATAAATGACTTTGCTTTAGTAAGAAACCAATGGCTAGGCA